CGATGGGGTCGGCCGCGATGACAGACGGCTTCACGCTCGACTCGCTGGTCGCGGAGATCACCGGGGCGTTGGCGGATGATGCCTCTGGCGAGCACGCCGGACTGAAGCGGGTCAAATGATCGACGTCTCGACCTTCTCCCGCGCGGAACTCGACCTCGTCTTCCGCGAATTCCAGGATCATGCCGCATTCTGCAGAAGTTCGCTTACGGTCGAGACCGAGCAGAAGGCCCTCGTGCCGATGATCCTCTCGCCCGGCCAGATCCGTCTCAACGACGCGATCAAACGGCAGCGCGCGCGAGGACTGCCGGTCCGGCTGATCTACCTCAAATCCCGCCGCATCCACGCGACCACGGGCACGGCGGCGCATTTCTTCCACTCGACCGCGTTCGCGGCCGGCGTGCACACGGCCGTGATCGCGCATGATGATGTCTCGACACAGAACATCTACGCGATCTACAAGCGGTTCCTCAACCTCTACAAGCCGTTCGCCGGCGTCATCCGGCTACCGCCCAACCGGCCGCGGCAGAACAAGATCACGTTCGAGTACGGGGGCGAACCCGAATCATCTTTCATCCAGGTGCAGACGGCGGGCACGGTCAACTTCGGCCGCAGCTTCCGGCTGACGAACGTGCATCTCTCCGAGTTCCCCTATTACCCGTACTCGATGGAACTGCTGACTGCCGTGATGGCGGCCGTGCCGAAGACGCCGGACACCATCGCGGTCATCGAAGGGACCGCGCGGACGATCGGCGATTCCTTCCATCAGCTCTGGCAACAGGCGATGGATCCGGCATCGCAGTCGGACTGGGTCGGGCTGTTCATGGGCTGGTGGGAACACCCCGGCAACCGCATGCTGCCCAGCGTTGCGCGGGACCGCTTCATGGATTCCTTGAGCCGCGAAGAGCGCGAACTGCAGGGTGACTTCAACCTGTCGCTCGAGCAGCTGGCGTGGCGGCGCTGGACGATCCAGAACGACTTCGCGGGCGATGTAGTCCGGTTCCGGCGGGAGCACCCGGCCACGCCCGAGGACGCATTTACCGCGTCGTCGCGGAACCGTTTCTCCGTTCCGCATGTTCAGCGGATGCCGATCCAGCGGGACCCGCTGTGCGGCGAGCTGCATGTGGATCCGGTCGGCACCGAGAACCGGCTGGTATTCATGCCCGGGGTTCACGGCGCGCTGCGGGTATGGAAACGGCCCGAGAAGGGCAGGCTCTATGCGTGCGGCGCCGACTGCGCGCAGGGGCTCGACGTCGGCACCGAAGGCGGACAGTCGGATCCGGATTATTCGTGCGGTCAGATGCTTGACAGGGATACGGGCGAACAGGTGGCCGTGCTGCGGGCGCGCATGATGCCGGGCGAGACCGGCCGCTACATGGCTGCGTTCTGCCGCTGGTACAACATGGCGCAGGTCTGCGGCGAACGCAACCCGGGCGGCGGCGGCGTGTCGATGCTCGAGGCCATGCTCAACGCCGACTATCCCTCGGCGCTCATCTACCACCGCAGTGTGACGGCGGATCAGGATCCGCAGGTCCGCGGCGACCGCATCGGCTGGGACACATCCGGCGTGTCGCGGCCGCTGCTGATCGGCTACCTCGACGACGCCATCCGGCGCGGCGCGATCGCGATCCGCGACCCGATCACGCAGCAGGAGCTGCTGACTTTTGTCATCAGCCCGCGCGGGAAGGCCGAGGCGCAGGCCGGCTGCCACGACGACACCGTTATTGCGTTGGCACTCGCAATTGTCGTTATCCTCAGAATGCCTCGACCCGTGAGCCGGGAGACCGTCGAACGGCCGGAAGTCCGTCGGTACGGGCAGCCGGCGCGGCCGGATGACCGGCGCGGCACAAATGTGAGAGTGCGATGAAGGGCCATGCCCCTGACGGCCGAGGAACAATACTTGTTTGATGAACGGGCCACCATCATGGAATTTGACGGCGGCCTCGATCGCGGCGAAGCGGAGCGCAAAGCGATGGAATATGTGTTGTCTCTCCGCAAGGGGCAACTGGTATTTATCGATGAAGCCAGACGGCAGCGGGAGCACCCATGAGCAATAACGGCGACAGCGAAGACAGACCGCGGCGGCAGCCGACGCTCGCGCAGGGGTATCGGCGGCAGCACGAGTCGCTCGACAGGCTGCTGGCCGCGTTTCTGTGCGACAACCCGGACAAACTGCCGTCGAATACGACCGTGATGGAACTTGCCGAGTGGTCGCACACGCGCTGTCAGAATGCGGAGGTGAGGCTAAGATGAACGTCCGTTTCGACACCGGCTACTGTATCTGCGAATGCGGAACCTCGATGATGTATCTCGACTCGCTCTGGGACGCGCTGCAGCGCCGGATCGCCTGCTCGAACAACTCCTGCGTGCACCACGGCGAGGTTTATCTTGAGCCGGTATGGCGCGTCGAGCTGGCGCCGGCGCCGTCTGCCCCGGCTGGTGTCGAATGACGTCACTGTGGGCCAACCGGGAATGCGCTCCGAGTATCGCCGTGTCCACGATGCGCTCGACATGCTGCTGCTTGACTTCCTGGCCGCGAACCCGGGAAAGACCGCAATGACCACGATGGTGATGGAGCTTGTTATGTGGTCTGAGGAGCGGATCGCCGAGGAGCGGCTGACCGGTCGAATACGTCCGCATGGCGAAACTGACAGCAAAGAAGCGCAACGCGCTCCCGGCATCGACCTTTGCGGGTCCTGACCGTTCCTACCCGGTTCCCGATGCCTCCCACGCCCGCAACGCTAAAGCTCGCGCCTCGCAGGCAGTCAACGCCGGCCGCATGAGCGCGTCGACGAAAGCGCGGATCGACGCCAAAGCCAACCGCGTGCTCGGCCGCAGCGGCGGCCGCGTGGCGGCGGGCGGTCTGCGTACGGCGCTCAACGAAGCGTCCGGGCGCAGGTGAAAGCGGGGACAATAACCGGTGTGGAATACCAGGAAAACGAGAAATGGCATGTGCCGGAAGAAGGTCCCGAGTGGGCAGCGCGGGTGTTAGCGGAAATGGCGCGTCAGGCCCGTTCCGGGAGGCTGATCGTGGTCGCATGTAATACTCCGCTTTCGCCCGGAGATGCGCTGATCAGCCTTCCGGATGGCGGAGCGCGCGTGAAAAAAAGAGTGTCCAGGAAAGAATTTATCGCCAATAGCCCGGAACCCGTGTCTCCCGAGGATGGAGGCCGATTCTATTACGAACTTGAGATTGGATGAGGTAACACATACGTATGAGCACCAAACCCCCCGCTGCGCCGCCTCCGCGCACCCCGTTCGGCGGCATTCAGGACGTGGTCGACCGCTTCGGTCCGTTTCCCTCGCGCGCGGCCGAGCGCGTCGAATCTCCCCGTATGGAAATCAAACCCGGCACGATTCCCGCGCAGACGATCGACGATTTCGGCGACCTGCAGCTGCTGGTCGAACGCTTCGCTCCGACGCAGGCGCGATACAACAAGCTGCGCGATGAACTGAAAGCCTTCATCGCGAACGAGGACGCCGGTGCCGACTTCATCGTGCGCGGCAACCGCTACACCGTCGAGATCTCAGCGCGGGCGACAGAGCGATCCGTCGACGTGGCGAAGGCGAAAAAGGCGCTTGGTGTTGAACGCTTCCTCGAGGCGTGCTCCGTCACGATTACTGCGCTCGGGCGTTTTCTGGCGAAGCCCGAGGTCGAGAAGCTGCTGGTCACGAGTCAGACTGGCTCGCGGAAGTTTAACGCCGTGCCGCTGGCGGCCGTCGCCGCGGCGCCCGCGGCAGTCGAGCAGCCCGCGCGGCCGGCGAAGGCGCGCGTGGCCTAGAATTCCTAGGAAATTCCTAGGAAATTCCTAGAACTTCACGCCCGCGATCAGCCCCACAATGCACACGAGCAGAAGAGGCACCCACAAGGGCACTTTGCCCGTGATCCCGCTCACGAGAGTAAGCGCGAACGCGATCGCGTAAAGAATGAAGGGCACAGTAAACATGCTCAGGACTTCGACACCCAACGGGTGATCTGATAGCCGCCGCACTCGTACGTCAGGAGCAGATAGCGGGTGTGAGGTTTTTCCGGGCATCGAAGGCATGAGCAGCCCCACCACGCATCGGTCAGCACGTAATCGAGCCATGCGAACCCGG